TCTTGTTTATTTAAAGAAAAATCTTCATACGCCTCTTTAATATAATCAAATTTTGCATTTACATTGTTGTATTTTTCACTTATATTTGAATATTTTTTATTAATATCATCATATTTGCTTAAAATATCATCATTTTTATCTACAATATCATTTTTAAATTTTAAACATTCATTTTTTAAAGATTCGCAAGCTTGTTTTAAGCCTACAACTTCATCAAGTCTTGTATTGTCTATTGCTTCTGAAATGCTGTTTATTCTAGCTAAAACTTGATTTATGATTTCAAGTTTTTCTCTACCTGTTTTTAATTCATTTAAGCTTGTTCCCATTTTTAACCTTCATAATAATCACTATCTTTAATTCTCTTTTCACAAAAGAAAAGCAGATCATCCATGGCTAAAAGCCATTTTTTATCATCTAAATAAGCTATAAAATAGCACTATTTATACTTTGAGCATAGTCTTTATAACTCAAAGCTCGATTAAATTTATTTGTAAAATTACACTCACAACCATGTTCTTTCATCATCAAGCTCCTTGCCATCGTTAGCTATATACTCATTAATTATCTTGTCACATAATGCCAGAAAGTCTTTTTCTTCGCATCTTGTAATCAAATAACAAACATAATTAATCACAGCAAAACTAAGTGTTTCATCTATCATTAAATGTTCTTTTTCATTGTCAAAATCAGGCTCATCAGGAATAATCAAAAAATGATTATTTCTAACTTGCCTAAAAACTTTTTCGCCTTGCTCTACATTTTTTAAAAGAACGCTAGGAACACATTTTGATAAAATATAATAAAATGCTTCCATAAAATAGGCTTTCAAAACTTCATCATCTTCTATCATTTTGTAAGAATTTTTAACTTTAGCGATAATGAGTTTTTTAGCCGTAGCACAAAGCATTATGCACCTTTTGCTGCTTTTAAAACCGCTTTAGCCTTTGCATTATTTCCACTAGTTAATCCCACGCCTATAGCAAAAGCATCAGCATTTCTTACTTCTAAAGTGCTTTGTGTATAAAATCTTTTTGCTTTTGCAGTAATATCAGTTGGAACATCTTCAATCATAGTAGGAATATAAAGCCCATGTTTCATATACTCAAAATCCCCAGCAATTAAAACATCACCCAAACCATATTTAGGGCTTAATAATCTATGCATATGGAAATTTACCGTTCCAAAATCTGTTTCAAGGCTCACTACTTGTCCTGCTAGTTTTGTTTCATTACCTAAAATTCTTGTAGCGAATTTATTGATAGCTCCTTTTAAGTCAGCTCCTAAAAAGACATCTTTAGGCGTCACTCCGCTATTCCAAATGGTTTGCAAAATTTGATTAAGTTTATCTTCTGTTAGTTCTGTTGCAGTTCCACTCCAATCTCCTGTTTCATCAAAAGCTAATACATTTCCACGCTTTCCATCAGAAAAGCTATCTTTTCCTTTAGCGATATAATGAAAAAGTCCAGCCATTTCTCCACTTGTTGCTTCTTGTGCTTGAACATAATCTTTGAAAACTGATTTTTTTACATCACTATCTCTGCCTAGACCAAATAAAGCATATTCCATATCCATTTTATGTTCTTTGGTTTTTTTGCCTATTTGATACTCCATTTCATTGCCACCATATTGATTTGCTTTTAATAAAGCTTTTGATACCATGGCTTCGGTAATGAATATTTGAGTAGCATTTGTAGTTTTTTGAGCTGTGTTTTTTGTTTCACCTACAAATTTACTTAACTCTAAATTTGCATTCTTTTTTGGTTCTTCAAAAGTATCAGTAATCCAACTATGAGTTAAAGGATTTGTAACCTTTGAAGTACCTATTTTATTTAAAATTGGTGTTTCAGTAGCTCCAATTTTAATAATCGTTTCATATATTGATTGTTTTAACTTAACATTTTCCGTTGCGGGTGCTGTATGTCCCATTGAAGGTAAAGCCATTTTTGAATTCTCCTTAGTTTAGTTTTAAGGATTTTTCCAAAAATAGCTATTTCAAAAATAGTGTGTTTTGAAATAAATTAGATATATTTTTTTTAAAATAAGACTATAAAAAACCTATAAGTTAAGTATATAAAACATATAAAATAAGTATAAATTAATTATAAAAAAAGTATAATCTAATTAAAATCAGTATATGCTAAATATGCTAAGAATTTTAAGGAGTAAAAATGTCAAACATAAATGCTTTTTTATTTGGCTTTACAAATATGTTTAATGCAGATATCCTTAAAGCTACATCTTTAAAAGATAGAAAAACTTTAATAAATGATTTTTATAAAAAATCAGAAGAATTAAGAAAACATAGCAATGAAGAGTATAACGCCAAATTCGGAAAAATCACAAAACAAAAATAAGGAAAACCAAAATGACAAAAACACAAGCTTTTGTAGATGGTTTTGTAGGTAAGCCTATAAAAAACGAATGCTTTAATTTATGGGATTTAAATGCTATTATAAGAGAAAAACAAGCAAAATTATATAAAGAGAATATTGAATTTAGAGAGAAACAAATTGAAAAAATCACAAAAACAAAAAACACCTAATACTATTAAACAAGAAAATCAAAATAAAGAAAATCCATCTCAAACTTTCAATACTCAGCTTAATTTTCTTATGGAGAATGAACTTAATGCTATAGGAAAATTGCCTAAAGATTTAGCAGATAGAATTGTGACAATGCTAGAGAAATCTTTAGAGTATAAAAAAGATAACGATAATAAAATACTAGATTTAGAGAATAAAAATATAGAAATTAGAAAAAAAGATATAAAATCTTATCATTTTTGGAATGGTTTTGGAATGGTATCTTTTCTACTTATAACTATTACTAGTATATGTGTTGGATTATATCTTATTCTTAATGGGCATAATGAAGGTGCTTATTTTGCTTTTATATTAGGAGCATTGACACTTTTACCTAAAATAATTGATTCTATAAAAAACAAACCTAAAAATTAATTTACATTTTCTTTATCTTTTCCTATTTAATATTAAGAAATAGTTTGAAGATTGAAGCAATTGTAATAAAATTAAGGGATAAAACCCTTAATTTTTATTTATCTTCGCTCCTTTCTTTTAATTTAATAAGATTTTTTAGCGCATAAGTGCCTATTTTTCCTGCTATTTTTTTATCTGTAACCTTATCTATTTTTTGCTTTCTAGCTATAACTTGTTTTATTTTCTCAATTCTTTCTTCACTAGCTTTTTTATCATTTTGTATTTTTTCATCAAGTTTTTGCTTTACGCTTTTTTTATTCTTTTTCTCTACTTCTTTAGCCTCAATATTTTCTTTTATATCTTCCATTAAGTTTTTTTTAGGCTTAGCTTGGGTAGAATTAGGATTATTACCCTTTGAAAGTGCATTAGCACCATTCGCCGTTGGCTCTGCGTCTTTTGACAATACGGGCTGTGTAGAGTATGGCGACTCTACCAAAGGGTTTTTGCCATCTCTTTTTATAATTCTTTCATTTTCTTTGTCAGCATTTCTAGATTTAGTAATATGCCTAACTTCTCCAGTATCTTTATTTACACCAAGTTTTCCTAATTTATTATCATTTAATCTTTTTGCTATTAAAGCTATATCTATTCTATTATTTTTATAAAAAAATGTAGGATTTTCTTTAATTTCTTTTATAAGTTTAAACACATCACTAGGCTTTTTAAACATCTCTTTATGTTTATTGGCTAAATATTCTAAGTCGGCTATAATCTCATCATTTGTAAGCTTTGCTAAATTTCTAACATTTGGAGAAACGCTTATTTTTACATTTAAATCACTCTTTGCTTTGCTCGGATCAGCTTTATCCATGAAGAAGTTGTCGCCTTTAATGACACCTTCTTTTATTAGTGCATCTTTTAATATCTTATTTTGTTCTTTGTCTACTTTAATATAATTATCTAAAGCATCTTTAAAAATTCTACTTTGTTCTTTATCCGCTATTTTTATGTTTTTAAGATTAGATATAACTTCTTTATTGGTTTTAGCAAGTCTTAATGCATCTAATATTTGATTTCTTAACGCTTGCTCTTTAGCACTTTTCATAAAAGGAACTAAAGCATGCATTCTAGCAAAAACACCACTTATTAATATTCTATCAAAAACACCGCTTATTGTTGTGGCTATTGAAGAATTTGTTTTTTTGCCACTACTAGCTAAAGCCGTCATTATTAAGTCTTTATTGTTTTGATAAATTTTTGCATAAACATTTACTACTTCTTTTGCATATTTTAAATCTTTACTTACAAATTCTACATTATCCATATCTTTTGCTAGGTTCTTAAAATCATATCCTATATCTTCAATTCTATGTTTTGCTAGTAATGCATTAAAAGCATGTTTTTCATTTGCTTTTCGCTCTGCTTCATTCATACCTTCAAAAGCTCTTTTTAAATCTTTGTCTTCATTGATATTTCTAGCACCATTAGCTATTCTTTGCGCGAGTGCTTCGGGTGTTTCTTGGTCTTTGATTTTTCCTAGATAACTATTATTAAAATTTTCTTTTAACGCATAGTTTTTATTAGCATCTTCTAAAATCTTCTTTGCTAGTTCTTTATCACTTGCATTTTTTATCATAGTTTCATCTAAAGTATCTTTTACTAGCCTATAAGCTTCTTTAGTATTATATGTCTTATTTCCTGTGGCTAATTGCTTATTTATAGCACTTCTTAAGTTAAATATTTGCTCAGCACTTAAGTCTTTATCAATAGTATCTTCTAGAAAGCTACTAATATTTGTTTTTATATCTTGCTCTAAAAAATTGTTGTTTTTAAACTCTTCAATCTTTGCTAAATCTTCTTTGCTTAACCTTATTGAGCCGTTGTTAAGCTCATCTATACTTTTTATAGCTTGAGCATATTCATTATTAATTCTTTTTTTATAAGAGCTATTATCTTTTTGCCAAGCCTTAACATCAAACTCACCATTTAAACCTGTTTTATTTTTAAATACTTCATCTTGTTCTTTAATTATATTTAAAAAAGAAATACTAGCATCCTTATCAGCCTTCAAAACATCATCTAAAAAACTTCCTATTTCGGGATAAGCTTGAGCTGATTTTAATAATATTTCTCTTCTTTGAGTAGTTGGAACTCCTTGTAAAGCATTTGAAATATTTTTTAAAATAGCACTTGTTCTTTTAGCGCTATCTTGTATAAATTGTGGATTATTCTTGTTAAGTCCTTGCTCGACAATGTTTTTTAATATTTCTATTGTAGGCTTTCCATTTTCTAAGTATGTTGGATTTTCTTTTGCTATAAGTTCATCTATTTGTTTTTTATTCTCTACATTTTTTGTAAGATTATTAAAAATTGTTTCTGCATTTTGTAAGCCACCATCTGTAAATTTTCCTATCATAGGGATATCTTTTTGGGTGATTTTATCTATAACCCTATTACCTAAATTACCACCTTTTACTGCCATGCCATCTATCATATCTTTACCGGCTTGTGCTCCTGTTTTTGCCATATTATAGGTATTTTTTAAAACTCTTGCTCCTTTGACAACTCCTGCAAAAGCTGCATCACCTATTAAAGAAAGTCCCGCATTTTCACCCATAAGCATAAGAGCTTCTTTTAAATTTGCATCTTGATTTGTATCTTTTGTATTTCCGTAGTAATCGTATCCTGCTCCCAAAGATGCACCTAATGCACCACCTGCAACCATACCAACTCCACCGCCTAGCATGCTACCACCAATTGCACCTGCTGTTCCTAGAGCTACACTAGCACCATTATCTCTTATTCCGCGATATAAATTACCCATTGTGCTACCTTGCACTTTGGAATAATTTCCGTTATTATCTTGCACCCAATAAGAGCCATCATCATCTTGTAATAATTTTCCGCGCCCTGATTTTTGTAGCTCATCGCCTAAATCTCTCATAAATTGATTATTTTTTCTTGCTACTTCATTATTATCTGTAAAAATAGGTTTAGAGGCATTAAATTTAGACTGCTTATCTAAAATATAATCACTCAAATCATCAGCATTCATAGAAGGATTTTTATTGTAATCATACAAATCTCTTTTGTATTCGCCAATATATCCTAGTGGATTTGTTAAAATTTGGTCTTTAATATTGTGTTTTTCATATTCTTTAGCATATTTGTCTTTATTCTTATAAAAATCATTGATTGCTTCATTTTTTAAACTTGCTAAATATTCATTTGTATTTTGACTTTCATTTTGACTTACTTCATCTTGCAAAAAAGAAATAATGTTATTTTCTTGCGGTTTTTCTAATAAAAATTCTCTTATATTCATTGTATCAATCCTTGTTTTTTTAATTCTTCTACGCTAACTTGCATTTTTCTACCTGCTTGATTAACTAATATTACATTACCATTAGCATCAGGCTCTGATATTTGAGCATTAATTCCATTAAAACTAACGCTATGTAATTTTGGAGTATTTTGATTTTGCACCGCTAGTGTATTTTTAGCTAAATCGTTTTGTATATTTTGATTAGTTGTTGAATTATTTATAATTACTGCATTTTTACTAGGTTTTGAGTATTTTTCATCTTTAATGTAATAAGACCCAAGATCCTTTGCCAATCCCTCTCTAAAATGTTTTAAATCTTCTTGTCTTTGCTTTTCATAAAGATTATTGATGTATGGATTTTTTAAATTAGAAATATTTGCCATTTGCTTATCATAATAAGCATTAATATTAGCTTCGCTAGTAGCTATATAATCCCTTATTGCTTTTTCATATTCTTTAGCATTTATGGTTTGAGGTTTCCAAGCTGAAGGCTCTTTGTAAATTTCATCATGCCTTGTTCTATTATAGCTTGTGTCTCTTCTAACCTTTTCATTATAAATACTATCGCTTACAAGCTTAAATAAACTATCTTGAGCATCATTTATATTATCTCCCCCAAAAAGTCCTTTTATGTTTTGCCATGTTCCACCCAAAAGACCTTGCCCATCATAATAAGAATCACCACCATCTTTTTTTATGGTATTAAATCTTTCTTGTATTGCTCTCATCTCAGGATTTGACTTTGTATAACTTGGTAGATTAAGCATTGCTTGACTTGCCAAAATTTCATCTTTTATTTGTCTTGCATTTATTGCTTGCTGTCTTAAAGCATTTTGCATGGCATATTGTCTAGCTCTTTGATTATAATTCATTTGCCATTGCTGATCTGCTATATTTGCTCTTTCCTTTTGATAATCAAAATTTCTCTCATTTTGCAAAAGCTGATTATTTTGCATAGCCTGATTAAATTCCATTTGTTGCTTTCTTAAATCTTGCTCTTGCTGAAACTCATTAGCTTTAACTTTATCATCAAAACTTTTGCTCATGATGTCATATAAGACACCACCGACTTTTCCTGCGTTTTGTATAACGCCTGTATCAGGGTTAAATACTACTCTTTGGGGATTATAAAATGCCATTTTGTTTCCTTTATTCTTTCTTTTAAAATAAAGGATTTAAGGAAGTTTGTGTATAATTTTAAAAGGGTGCAACGCCAAAGGGTTGCCGCCCTTTAGCGTTAATTTACCGCCCAGTTGGGAGGTGATTAAATTGCTAACCAAAATTATAGTTATAATTATACTACTTTGTATAATTATAGTCAAGGCTTATTAATGCTTGATTTCCCCTTTTTTAAGGGGAGCTATAATTTCCCTTTGGCTTCCTTAAATCCAAATCTATTTAATTACTCCAAACGTTTTGAAGTTTATTTTCCATATTCTTTCTTCTATTTAATTCTTCATTAGCCAGATATTTATTGAAGTTATAAGCATCTTTTTGTAACTCATAATTCTTTTGTGCCATCTTTTGCTGATTATAAGCACCATATAAAGCACCAGCACCGCCTAAAACATTTCCCAATCTATCAAAATTAGTTACTTTATTTGCATCAGAACTTTTAAATAACCAATCTCCAAAATTACTAAAAGAATTTTTTAATCCATTTAAAAACCACTACTGCTACTTGCTAAATTTGGAGTAAAATTGCTTGTTTTCATCAAAGTATCTGCAAAGCTAGATCCTAATCCCGTACCACCTTTTAAAGCTGTTATAAAATCCATGATTTCTCCTTTATACTAAACTTAATAATTCTTTGCCTAGATCTATCTCGCTAACTTCGCCTTTTTTTAACTTATCGTTAAAATCACTAGTTCTTACATTATTATTTGCACTTGATAAATCTTCAGCTTTTTTGGCATTATTTGACTTTCCGACCAAATTAAGCAAGGTTTTCCAGCTGTCAATATTCCCTTCGCCTAAACCATTTAATTTTGTTGCAAGTTCTGCCATAGCCTTTAAATCCGCATCAGGATAGGCTTTTCTTAACTCACTTTCACTTGTGCGTATTTAGCGATTAGTGCATCTTGCTCTTCTTTGTCTTTTTGCTTTTTATCAAGCTCTTCAAGCCTTTTTAATTTCTCATCAAGTCCATCAAGTCCTAATTCTTTTAAATACTGCTCTCTTTGTAATTCTTGTTCACTTGGCTCTTTTTTTGGATTTTTTAAAGCTTCAAGCTCACTCATTAAAGCATTTAATTTGTTGTCATTTTCACTTTTATAAGCTTCAAACATCGCCTTATAATCAGGCTCGTTCTCATTAACAACTTGCGTAGGTTCATCGCCATTATTAGCAACTTGTCCTTTATCATCATCTGTTATGACATTTATTAAATCTTTTAAAGCATCATTTTCCATCTTCTTCATCCTTTATTTTATTGATTATTATGTCTAAAAAAGCCATAGTATCTAAAGCTTTTAACCTTAACTCTTTCTCATCATTATTTTTTGCTATATAAAAACATTCACTATATTTTGCTTTGATAAAATCTATTAATTTCTTTCCTCCTTTAGTTTTAGATATATCACTTTTAATTTCAATATTAAGCATTAGCTTCTCCTTGCATTTGCGGATTAATATCTTCATTATTTTCAAAAGCAAATAAACTATTTACATTCTTTACACCTAAAATTGGTAATAATTCTTTAGTAAGTTCTTTGCTAGCATTTATAATCCCATAAGCAGAATTTGCATCGCCTATGCTCATATACATTTGATATAACCCAGAAAAAACTTGCATACTAGCTTGAATTCCTGCACGTCTAATTTCTTTATTCATGGCACCTGTGCCGGTTTGAATTTTAAATCTAAAACTAGGTATATCCTCTCTTTGAAAACCATTAAAAAAACTATCTTCTCCATACTTAAAAACAAGCATTGCAAATCTATCAAATAAAGGCTCTATAAAAGTTTCGTTATACTGTCTTATATAGTCAGCACTTCTTCTTCCGCCTTCTTGTGCTTTTATGCTAATTTCTGTTGCTGTTTCATTTTGTGCAGTTTGAGCTCCATTGTTTTGCGGACTAACTCCTGTTACTTCTGTGAGTTCGCTTTCTAAAAGCTGTAAATTCATTCCCGCACTATTTACATTTGGTGGTGGTAATATTTGCACACCCTTTGGATCGTCTGTATATATTGGTTTTCCTAAGGTTTCTATATCTTCTCTGCTTACTCCCATTGATTTTGGCATCATTATTTTAGGCATGATATGAGTTCTTACTGCATCTATTAAAAGATTTCTAGTTATATTAATTTCATCTTGCAAAGGCATAGCAGAAGCCATTATAGGCTCGCCATAAGCACTTACATAGTTTTCGTTATCTATCTTTTTAAGTTGTGGTAGCATTGAACCCCAGACAAAAGGCTGTCCATCTTGCAAAGTAACTTCATTTCTAAGTAAATTATTTTCAAATAAGGTAGAAACCACCCACTCATCATCGTTTTTTCTTTCATAAATATCATAAAGCTTTACTTTTTTATACTCATCATCTTCGTCAAAAAGCTTTTCAATTTCTATGTTTTTATAAAATCCTAGCTTTTGTCTTTCATGGATTTGATTATAAGTTAGGTAAATTTCATTGACTATATAACCTACATCTTCACTATTTAATGCATTTGGATCAAAGAATATACTATCAATATCTACTCTTTCAATGCGTGGCATTCCTTTATGCCAAGTAAGCTTAGCTATACTTGTTCCCACAAGTAAAACATCTAAGAAAAGCGGTTGAAAAATCTTAAACATATTGATTTTACCACTATAAAAATCAATTGCATTCTGCCATAGCTCTATAATCGTATCATCGCTATTAATGTAAGTTTCAATATCTGCCATTCTCTCACTATTAAAATATACATCATTTAAGCTAGTGATTAAATACTTTACCTTAGCGTTTATTTTTGGTATGTAGATACTTGATTTATTTCTTTTTCTCAATTTTTGCATTGCCTTATTTTCAAGCAAATAAGCATCTTGCAATTCTTTAAAGTGTGGTTTGTAATTTTCATATCCACTTTTACTTTCTCTAATGAGTTGTGTTAAAAACGACACTCTCTCATCATTAGTTCTTTTTGTTTTCATTCATAATTCTCCATATTGTTGTTTTGCTTAAATTTGTTATTTTTAAAATATCTTTTTCATTCACTCCTTTTTCAAATAAAAACTCCGCAAATTCTCTTTTAAATTTCTTTTTAGAAATATTATTAAACCCTGATACAAGCTCTAAAAATTCATTTGCAAGACTTGACTTTATAGCCTCATCGCTTAAATTTGAAAGCTTTTTTATTTTGTTTACATCAATTGCATCATAGATCATTAAAAACTCACCAGCCATCATAACTCCAATCTTCATTAGTATTGTTTCTGCTGTATAGTTTTTCAAAAAAAGTTAGAGCCACCGCATCGCTAACATCAGGACTTTTGCCATAGTTCTTTTTTAATTGTTCTTTTGAAACTATCTTTAAAAGCCCCTTGTCGCTATACTCATATTCAATCATTCTCATATCTTTTTTTAATTCTTCATCTTTAACAAGCTCCATGTGTTTTAAGTTTTTAGCAAAGGTAAAATACATTTGCGCTCTTTTATTTAAGTATTCATTACTGGTTGCAGAATTTGCAGAATTTGCCTCAAATACAGGCAAACCATAAGTTAACAAGACATCATATACGCCAACGCCAAGACCGCAAGTATCTATAAAAATACCCTTTGGTTTATCTTCGCTTTGGTTGTATTCGGCTAGTATTTTGTTTGCTAATTCCATGGTTCCAAGTTGTGAGTATTTTTTAATCTCATCAATTACAAAACCTTTTCTTTTTGCAAGAACACTCTTATCATCTCCATATCTTGCTACATCAAGCCCCCAAATATTCTCGCCTTGCATTTTTTCAATGCTAAAAGAGTTCTTGCTCATCGCATTTTCAATTTCAGTTAATGCAAAAAGCTCCGCACTCGAGCTATCTATAAACTCGCCATAAATTTCTTGCTTGACTACTTCGCTATCTTCGCCACCCACTTCTTCAATTAATTCTTTAATTTGCTCTTCTTTTAAAAATGGATTATCATAGCTTGAAAATTGAAAGTGTTTCCAATTTTTATCGCTGAGTTCTTTTTTGCAAAGTTCATAAAATAGATTTTTTCCTTTAGGAACTCCACCGATAATCGCTCTTGATTTAGGATTATCAAGCAACATAGGGCGTATGGCGTTATACCAAAGATATTCTCCTTTGCTGCCTTTTAAAATAATTCCTGCTTCGTTTAAAATAACAAGGTCATATCCAAAACCTTCGATATTTTCACTTCTTTCAGCACTTCTCATATGAAGTACCGCTCCGTTAATGATTAATTTCTTATCTTGTACACTCCAAGAATAAAAATCTTTTGGCAAGTTTTTTAACTCAGGTGTAAAATATAACTCGTAATAGTTTTGTAAGTTTGCTTGTATGGTATCCACCCATAAAACATTTTGTCCTAAAAGCAAGTTTTCTATGACAAACTTAGCGCTTCCCCTTGTAAAACCAAGTCTTCTGCCCTTTGCTACAGTTATAAAGCGTGGATTTTTATCATCAAAAACTTTAAGTTGTGCAGGAGTGTAAGAAAAGTCAAGCTTTAATTTCATTTGATTTCACTTCTTATAATTTCTATTTTTTGAACATTATCGCTGACTACTTCTTGTTTGTCTACATAACCGTGCTGATTTTTTAGCAAGAACATACTAACACTTGGGGTATAAGTGCCGATTAAGGAATGGTTTAAAATATCCATTTCACATTTTTGCTTAGCTTGAGATACAATTTCTCCGAAATCCTTATCCTTCTCCCACTCGCCTAAGGTTTGCATTGTAATTCCTAAATGCACAGCTAATCCCACTTTTGTTTTAGGTGCAAAAATAACACTTTCTTTAGTTTCTTTTAAAACAGTTTTTTCACTAAAGTAGTTTTCTATCTTTGATACAAGCTCTTCTTTTGTGATGCTTTTGCCATTAGTCATCATTCTAGCCATCAAGCCACCCCTTCTTTAAAATTAAATTCTTTGATTTCTAAGTCTAAAAAAGATTTTTTAAAACTAATAATCTCATAATCGCCTTTTAAAACATTCTTATCGTTTTCAAATAACGCATCTAACACGCATTTTACGATATTGTCCCCATCGCCATGCCTTTTGCTGTTAAATCCTATTTTTAAAGAAAACTCATATTTCTTTTGCTTATCAAAGGCTTGAAAACAGCTAATATTATTTTGTCTTCTAAACTCCATTTGCAAGAGTTTTTTAAAATCTAAATATTTAAGATAATCTTTACATGCAAATTTAGATCTTTGCGTGGTTCTTTTATAAGGAACTGGGTTGCTTTTTAAATCAATTTTTAAAAAATACTTTTCCATTTCAGGCTTTCTTAAAATTAGCTTATTTTTTTAAAAGCCATTTTGACTTTTACTTTCTTTTGAAATTCTTCTTGATTCTCCTTAAAAATTTTTTTCTGCACCTTCTTAAAGTTATTATATTCTTCTTCATGGCTTAAAGATGTATATCCTTTTATCTTATAAGAAGTATTTATATATATCTTTTCCTATGCGCTCTTGATTTTTAAATATAAAATCTATTAAAGCGTGTTTAAATTCGTTATTTTTTAGCATTTCTCCATCTTCGTAGGTTAATTCTCCAAAATTATTTAGACAAACCAACATATTAATTGATTTTGCTAATCGTTTAAAAAGGTTGCCCTGTCCATCATAACAAACATATGAGTATTCAAAATCACTTTCAAGCAATCTAAAAAATGGACTATTTTTATATTTATTTTTTAACCATTCTAAAAAAATTTCTTTGTCTTCAAAACGCTTTTTAAACTCGATTTCAGCTCTTTTGCAAACTCTTCTTAATTTCTCATAGGTTGTCCCTACGATATTCTCTCTTTCTAAAGTTTCGAAATAAAAATCTAAGAAAGCATGAATATCCTTAACGCTTTTGAGATATCTACCTACAATATCAGTTGCCTGAGCCTTATTAATTTCCAATAAGTCCATTAAAATTTGTATTTTTTCTTGCATTTTTTACTCCTTAAAAGCATCCTAAGATCTTGTCTTTGTTCTCATCTTTCATTCCGTAATACTCCATCAAGCTATCAACCACACTAGGATTGGCTTCTTTTTTTCTGTTAAAACGCTGATTTTTTCTTAGCTCGTTTTCTTTAGCATATTTAAGCCAAGTATAAAGACTGCCTGCAATGCTTGACATTCTTTTTCCATTTCTTTTCCATTCCCTAGCATCCCAATAACCTATAAAATCATTAGCCAACTCTTCGCCAAAGTTTGTGCCATTTTTCTCATTAAAAGCTATTATTTGCCCCATAAGCTCATTAGCATTTGGGACTTTAAATTCTTTTTTTGCCATTTTTTCACATTCCTTTTCATCAAGTTTTAAAAAGCTCACTACAAAAGAGGCGTTTTGATTAAAAACGCGTTCTTTCTTTTCTTGATTATTTTTTAAATTTTCTAAATTCTCTTTTTTTATAAATTTATTATTATTAATATTTATATTATTTATAAATTTATTATCGCGTGCGTGCGTGCGTGTTTCTATATATAGGGA